CCGAAATAGCCGGCTCCGGCGCGGCAGCAACGCCGCCGGAATGGGGTCTGCTACTTAAGGCGTGCAACTTTAGCGAGACCATTACCGCTGCACCCATTACCGGGGCTTGTGGCACCGGCAGCACAACCACCTCTATCGTTTTGGCGGCTGGCGCTTCGGCAGTCGATGATTTTTACACCGGCATGACCATTGTGTTTGATGGCGCAGGTGGTGCCCAGCAGGGTGAAATTATCGCTTATGTAGGGTCTTCAAAAACCGCTACATTGGCCAAACCGATTACCACGGCTCCGACAGCAACATCAACGACTTACACGATTGGCGCCAACGTCATGTATTTGCCCAATAGTGACTTTGGCACGGCGGTGGCCAGTACCTCGGCAACCATTTATTTTAATATTGATGGCGTGCGGCACGTATTGCTCGGCGCAAAAGGCAATCCAAGTTTTGACTTGACGGCTAAAGCTATCCCCAAAATGAAATGGAAATTCACCGGCTTGCTGGGCACTATCTCGGATCAAACGCTGCCAACCGCCGACTTTACCGGCTGGCAAACGCCAGTTACAGTCAGCACGGCCAATACCACTGATATTAACTTGCTGGGCTATAACGGCGCAGCGATTCAAACGCTTAATTTTGATATGGCCAACAGCGTTATTTATCGGCAGTTGATCGGTTATGAATCGGTGCTGATTACCGATCGCAAGCCGGCGGGTAATATCAGTCTGGAAGCTACCACGGTAACCGCTAAAGACTGGTGGACTATCGCTAAAGATGCAACAACCGGGCCGTTCTGCGTTAAGCATGGCCAGACCGCCGGTAACACCGTTGGCTTTACTTCACGCAAAGCCCAGTTGGCCGATCCAAAATACTCGGACTCTGACGGTGTGGCGATGATGGATTTCAGCTTGATGTTTATCCCGTATGCCGCAGCCGGCAACGACGACATCCGTATTTGCAGCAAATAACAACCCCGTAGGGCGCGCCCCGCGCGCCTTATCCTTTCTATATAGGGAAAAATAATGGCATTCATCCTCAAAAAAGACAAAAGCTACACCTGGCCGATCACCATCTCTGAGCCCGTAGACGGCGGCGGCTTTAATGATCAAAAAGTTCGCGTCAAGTTCAAGATGCTGAAGCAGTCTCGGATCGATGAAATCATCAAAAATGAGGCTGAGGAAGACGCTGACATTTTGCACGATGTACTGATTGGATGGGACGAGGAAGCATTCAAGGACGAGGCAGGCGCAAGCATTCCGTTCAACGAAGATAACAAAGACCTGGTTCTTTCGGTACCGTTTGTCCGCAGCGCTTTGGTCAAAGGCTTTTTTGAATCGATTGCCGGCAAAGCGCTGAAACGAAAAAACTGATAGAGGCGGCTGAATACTATTGTAATCAGCCGTCAGACAGCAATACCGATCAGCTGGACGAGGATGCCGCGATATTGGGCATCCAACTCCCAGAGCTTGAAGAGCAGGAAGAACAGCATTTCGAGGTTTTCAAATGCAATGCCCCGGTTCTTGAAGCTTTTTTTATACTCGACGGCTGCGCCTGGCAATACACGGGCATGGGCGATTTAATCGGCCTGGATTACCAGGCCGCGCAGGTGATATGGGGTTATGCTGGCATGGCCATTGATGCAGAGGTCTTTCGTGGCGTGATGTTGTTTTCAAGAACTATTGTTGATGAGCTGAACAAGAAGAGGAAGAAGAAGTGAGCAACTCCGACATCAGACTTGGCATTACCATTCGCGCCGATGGCAGCGGCCAGGTTACGGGTGAGCTGAACCGTATTCGCAATGGCCTGGGCGAGACCGGCGCAGCGGTACAAGCGTCAAACCGGCAATTTGCCGAAATGGCGTCCACTCTGAGCAAGTTCGGTGCGCTGTTGGGCGGCATTACGTTTGCAGCTCTTGCGCGCGACATACTGAGTGTCAATCGTGAAATGGAAACTTTACGGGCAACCCTGAAAGCGGTGACAGGCTCTGCTGCTGGCGGTGCTTCGGCATTTGCCTTTATTCAAGACTTTGCCAAAAATACACCTTATGAAGTGCAGGGGCTGACACAAACCTTCATCAAACTGAAAGGCATGGGACTAGAGCCCACGCGCCAGGTGATGGAGGCATTGACCAACCAGGCCTCAAAGCTGGGTGGCTCACAAGAAACACTATCCGCAATTGCTTTGCAGCTGGGGCAGGCTTATTCAAAAATGAAGCTTCAGCAGGAGGACTTGGTTGTCTTGGCTGAGCGAGGCATTCCAATTTATGACCTGTTGGCACAGGTTACGCACAAAAACGGCGAAGAGCTGACCGACCTGATCAGTAAAGGCCAGATTACCCGTGATGTCATTGATCAATTAATTATAAAAATGGGCGAGCTGGCTAGCGGTTCCAATGCGCAGGCCATGGATACACTTAACGGCGCAATCAGCAACCTGTCTGATGCCTGGCATCAATTTGAGGATACGCTATTAAATGATCAATCAGAAAGCCTTATAAGATCGATTGTCACCGGCATAACCGAATCCATCAATGCGCTGACCAACGCGTTTGGCTCCAGCATCGATAATCAAATTGAAACTCTGAAAAACATGGCTATTACCAAGCAGGCTTTTTTGGGCCAGTTTGGCATTGAGGTCGATACTTCATCGACCGACAAGCTGGTGCAATCCCTGGAAGCGCAAAGAAACGCCGCCGCTGAAGAGGAGCAAATCCGGACAGCCAGCGCCCGTGCTATTGCCGATACCGAAAACTGGCTGGCAGAAATCACCGATAAAAGCACCAAAAAACAGATAGCCAGCCATTCAGCAAGATCGGCTTCCGTATCGGCTGCGCAACAAGTGCTTAATGCAGCTACCGCAGAAGCCAAAAGAAACTACGATCAGGCGATAAAATCATCAGCCGACTACATAAAGCGGCTCCGGGCTGAGACCGCGCAAATCGGCATGAACGCTACCCAGCGCGCGGACTTTGCTGCGGAACAGATTGCGCAGGCAATGGATGACGCTAAAGTCAGAAGCGGCCTTCAGGTTGAGTTTTTGACGCAGGCGCATGAACTGGCGATAGCGCTTGAGAAAGTAAAAGAAGCTGAAAAAATCGATGCAGCGGTTAAAACCGAAATGGAAGCCTTGATTGACCGCTACCAGCAACTGACTTTGTCCGCCGAAGAATATTATGCCGCCAAGCTGAAGGCTCAGGGCATGAGTGCTGAACAAGCCGCGCCATTGATCAAGCAAAACGCTATCAATAATGATCTGGAAAAGCAGGCGGAAGCGGCTGACGCGGCGCGTGAAGCCGTGCAAAGCTATGTGGATTCCATTGATTCAGCATCCGAGAGTATGCAAGGCCTGGGCGATGTCATCGGGGCGATATTTGATAGCTCCTTGGGCGGCGTAAATAGATTGGTGGGCGCACTTGAGCACATGGGCAAAGGCATAGCTAATTCACAGAATGAATTTAATCTTTTGGCGGCCCAAAAGAAAGAAATTGATGCGCTGCCTGTGAGCAAGAAAGGCACGGAAAATTACCTAAAAGAGCTTAAGCTGAAATCAACTGCCGAAAAGAAATATGAAGAAGACTATCAAAAACTACAAGAAAAAACGCTAAACCAGCAATTGGATGGACTGGTTTTGATTTCCGGCGCAACAGAGGGCTTATTTGAGCAAAGCTCTGCCGGTGCTATTGCCATGAAAGCAGTAACACTGACGTTGTTGACTGTACAGGCAGCGTTAGCCATTGCTACCGCAGCAAGCGGCGGTGATGGTTATTCAGCCTTTGCCAGACTTGCAGCGATGGCTGCCGCGATGGCAGCATTAATTGCATCAGTAGGCGGTGGAGGATCGGCAAAAACCCCTCCACCACCACCGCAATCAGCCGACACCGGCACGGTTTTGGGCGACTCCAAGGCGCAATCAAAGTCACTGGGCAATGTAATGGAGCTGCTGGAGGACATACATGCCGACGAATACGCTGAGCTGCGAGGCATTAATGAGGGTGTTGCTAAATTGTCCGGCGGTATTACTAACGTGATCACCAAGGCTTTTCAGACAGGCTACCTCACCGGCACCGACCCCGGCCCAAACCTGGGCAAAAGCAAGCACGAAATTGTCGGCGGCGGTATGTTGATCGATTCGGTCAATGTCGGTGACATCCTCAATGGTGTAGCTGAAATATTCGGTAGAATGTACACCACCGATATGGCCCGCAATAAAAAAGGCACCAAATTTACTTTCTCGGATACGTTTTCACCGATGACCGACGAAGTTACCCTGGCCATCTCCGATGTCTTCAATAGCATCGGTTCGACCATGTTTGAAGTAACCAAGACCCTGGGACAACAAATCGGCATGGACTTTTCAGAGCAGCTCAGCGCCTATATTATCCCGGCTATTAAAATTGATTTGCTGGGAATGACTGGAGAGGAGGCGGTCAAGAAAGTCAACGGCGTGATTTCATCCGCTATCGATACGATGGCTGGCGTAGTTTTAGGCGATATTATTGGGCAATACCAGCAGCTTGGTGAAGGGATGCTAGAGACTGCAATCAGGCTGGTTTCAGAAATCGCTGTCGTTGGCGATGCGTTAATGAAATCGGGTCTAAAATTGGAGCCTGAAAATGTGCTTGCTTTCAGCGATGCCATTATCCAGATGGCGGGCAGTATTCAAGAATTTCAAAAACAATTCTCGCAATATATTGATGCTTTTTACAGCGACAAAGAAAAGTTCAAGATGCTGGAAAAGAATTTGTTTGGCAATGTAGCAAAGCGAACAAATCCAAAAAATATAGAAAAATATGGGGAGTATAGAAGCGATTATACGGGGCAACTTTCCGAAGTATTTGAAAATAGGCCGAACAGAATGTCAAAAATAATAGCATCAAGAAAAGGCTATCGTGATGCGCTGGAAGCTGTTGATATAAATTCCGATATCGGCATGAAGCAATACTCTACACTGATCAAGTTGGCACCCATGGCCGATCAATACTATTCATATATTGAGTCAAAAGAAGAAGAGCGTCTTGCGCTGGAAGAAAAGCGCCGTGATTTAGAACTGCAATTAATGGACGCCACCGGCCAAAGCGCTGAGGCATTAGCTGAGCGCCGCAAAAAAGAACTGGAAGCCATGGATGAAAGCTTAAGGCCGCTGCAAGAGCAAATCTATCTCGCGCAAGACAATCTCATACTACAGCAAGAAGCGCAAAAACTGGCCCAGCAACAGCGCGGGCTGGACATTCAATACATGCAGGTTACCGGCAATGCCGCCGGTGCATTAGCCGCTAAACGTGAAGACGAGCTGGCCGCTATGGAAGAAAGCCTAAGACCCATGCAGCTTGCTATTTATGCCGCTGAAGACTTGTTGGTAGCACAGCAAAAAGCCGCGGAACTGGCCAAGCAGCAACGATCATTAGATATTGAATTAATGACCGCACAAGGCAACGCCGCTGGCGCTTTGGCCGCAAAAAGGGCTGACGAACTGGCGGCCATGGATGAAAGCTTAAGGGCTACGCAACAGGCTATCTATGATGCGCAAGACAGCGCGGCGGCCGCCATCGCACTGGCTGAAGCACTGAAGAAGGAACAGGAGGCAACCGAAAAAATGGCGGCCGCGGCACAATTGGCGGCTGAAAATCTTCAGGCAGTCAGCGAGATATTGGCCGTGTCCGGATTTATGTTGGGCAGCAATGCCAATGTGCTTGCCGATAGCCTGGCTACAGCAGCGGGCGGCTTGAGCGAGTTGCAATCGCAATTCAGCACCTATTTCAGCAGCTTTTATGCGGAAACCGAGCAGCAGATCATCAACGGCAACAAGCTGCAAACCGCATTAAGCGGGCTATTTGATCAAGCCACTATTGATAGGATGGCAAAATCCCGGGACGCATACCGTAGCGTATTGGAAGCGCTGGACCTAAATAATGAAGCCGATCAGCAACGCTATGTATTGCTATTGAAGCTGGCCGGTGCTGCTAATGATTATTACACCGCAATCGAAGCTAGTGCAGCCGTCAATGCCCAGGCAATCGAAGACGCTAATCAAGCCAACGCTGACGCATTGGCCCAATATCAAGAGGATTTGGCGCAATACAATGCAGAAGTGGCGCAACAGGCAGCCGATGCAGCGGAACAGGCCGCTCAAGCGATGGCCGAAGCGATTACCAATGAGCTGCAAACCGTAGCGGACAACGCTAAAACATTTTTAGACGACGCCATTACTGCGTTGAATGATGCAGTCCAAAAAGAACGCGATGTAATCACGGCAAAATACAATACCGATCTGGAAAAAGCCACGCTAGCGGTAGATAACCTGACGACATCGGTTAATAACCTGAAAGCATTAAGCGCATCGTTAAAGTCTTATATGGACCGTCTCGCTACTCAAAACTCCACATTGCAATCCAGGGTACAAGCACAACAGCAAATTGCAACATCGTTGCAGAATGCGAAAAACGGCAGGGGATTGCCCACGGCTGACGATCTGAATAATACCTTGTCCGTTCTGGCCCAGCCCAGTGAAAACCTATTCGGTACTTTTGTCGATTATCAACGGGATTTTCTAAAAACATCAATCAGCATCAATGATCTGCTGACCGTGACGGATGCACAAACATCCAAGCAGGTGAGCGCTTTGGATGTTGCGCAATCTCAGCTGGAACTGCTGAAAACCAATTTTGATCAGGAAATGACCCGCCTGGATGATATGTTGAAGCGGGGTGACGATATCATTAAAGGCACGGATCGCACCACAGCGGCAGTCATCAGCGTGGAACAGGCCCTTGCTAATTTGACCAAGGCCGTTGCTGCAAACAATGCCGCCCAGGCCGCGCTGGAGGCAAATAAAGCCGCCAACGCGGCAAAACAAACAGCCACCCCCACGCCGCCAACGCCTCCTACGCCTCCAGTGCTGACGACTGTTCCAGCCTCTATTGTGCCTGGCTCCGGCTTTGGGACGGCAACGTCTAATAATTACACGGGTACCGGCGTTTCCGGCTCATCAATCAGCCTGCCCATGACGGTTGCTGATGTGTATCGCCAGGTGTTAGGCCGCGAAGCAGAACCGGAAGGCTATGCCTACTGGAGCAACCAGTTGTCTTCCGGGGCTGTCAGCGCGGAAAATCTGGCAAGGTCTGTGGCAACAGCCGCAGCCAACATGACGGCGATGGATATTGCTAATTATACGGGCACCGTTCCGCAGGAAGACCTGATGAAGTCAGTAATCAATGCCCGGGCCTGGTTATCGTCCCATAGCTACGCAAAAGGCGGAGATCATGAAGGCGGATGGGCAATGGTAGGCGAGCAGGGACCTGAGCTCGTTAATTTGCCCCCATCCCGCGTCTACAGCCATTCAGACAGCAAGGGCCTTTTGAGTATGGATGAGCTGTTGGCCGAGCTGAAGCAGTTACGGGAAGAAATCAAGGCAGGCCATATTGCCATTGCCAGCAATACCAAGGATACACGAAAAGTGCTGGAAAAGTGGGACTATGACGGCACACCAGCGGTAAGGGCTTAAGGAAAAATATGTCATCCAGCTCAACAGACGGCTTTAAATTCATTCGCCCCGTACCGATCACTGAGGATATATTACAGGCAAGCTCTATCGTAGAGGATGATTATGCCGAATGGAATCCGGATAGTACCTACGCGGCAGGAACCCGGGTTATCCGTGTGGCGACGCATAAAATATATGAGTCCCTAATGACCAATACCAATGCCGACCCGGAGCAAAATACAGCCGGATTAACGCCAAGCTGGCTGGAAATGGGCTCCACAAACACCTGGCGTATGTTTGATTATCAGGTAGGCACGCAGTCTGAATCTGCCGATTCATTTGTAGTTACATTAAAGCCTGGCAGGGTTGTTAACAGCCTTGCGCTGCTGAATATCAACGCTACATCGCTACAAATTGAGATTCTCGATCAATATGCTTCAGTCACATCAAGCACGCTATATGATTTGCTGGAAAGTGGGGCAATACTGGATTGGTATTCATTTTTCTACACTGAATCATCGTACCGAACAGATTTTGTCATTACCGATTTGGCCTCAAGCCTTTCCGGATCGATCAGAATTACTTTTAATAATCCCGGATCAATAGCCCGTTGCGGTGTATGCGTTATCGGCAATCACTATACGGTTGGTGGTGTTAAATACGGCGCGGCGTTCGGTATCATCGATTACAGCGTTAAAACCAAGGATGTATTCGGCAACTATTCCATTATAGAGCGCAGCTTCAGCAAACGCATGAATGTCAATGTGGAGTGCGATAACTCAATCATCGATACCCTGGGTAAGTTATTGTCATTCTATCGCGCGAGCCCGATTGTCTGGATCGGTTCCGATAATCTTTATTCATCTCTCATAGTCTATGGATTTTATAAGGACTTTGAGGTCAATATTGCCTATCCCAAGTACAGTATTTGCAGTTTACAAATTGAAGGTTTAACCTGATGCCAATTTCCCCAATACCCACGATACCAGTCCGCAATTCCGAAACATTCAACGCCGAGGCGGAGGCGCTCGTTGCATCATTGCCCACGTTTGTGGCTGAAGTAAATGCGCTGGAGGCGGATGTTATTGCCATCGAAGCGTCAGTTTCCGCCGATGCTGCTAATGTGGTCGCTGATAAGAGCTTGGCCGAAGCTGCTGCGGCAGACGCCCAGGCCTATGCTTTATCTGCGCTAACGGCCGTTAATGCTCCTGGAACCAATGCCACAAGTACCACCAGTTTAGCGATCGGAACCGGCTCTAAATCATTAACAATCGAAGCGGGCAAGTACCTTGTCCCCGGCATGTTTTTAATGATAGCGAATACGGCTACGCCAGCCAATTACATGACAGGCCAGGTTACAACCTATGATGCTTTCACGGGGGCATTAGTCGTCAATGTGTCGGGTTCCGGTGGCTCCGGCACTTTTGCAGCCTGGTCTATCAGTTTATCTAGTGGAGCGTCTACAGGCCTCCCGTCACAAGCCACATATGGCGGCAAAGTCCTCAAAACAGATGGGACCACCGCATCATGGCAGTTGGCTATTGCCGATCAATCTGCGGCCAATGGGAAGTTTTTGACTTCCAACGGCACTTCCGAATCATGGGCATCACCTTTCCCATCACAGTCAGGTAACAACGGGAAGGCCTTGATGACTGACGGAACCAGCGTTTCATGGGGTTCTGTTTTACCAAGCCAAAGCGGTAATAATGGCAAGTTTTTAGCAACGGACGGCACCAGCGCTTCCTGGTCAGCAGCTGCTGGCGCAGCAATTTCATATAGTGCTAGAACGTCCAATACTATTCTTGCCGCGGGTGATAAAGGCAAGCTAATCAATTATACTAGCGGCGCATTTACCCAAACTTTCCCGGCGGCAGCTACCTTGGCCGATGGCTGGTATGTTTATCTGAAGAACTCCGGAACCGGCATAATTACGCTTGATCCTAATGGTTCTGAAACAATTGATGGGCAAACGACGATCATTTTAAACCCAGGGGATTCAAGGCTTATCTCCACCAATGGCACTGCATTTTTTACAGCGCAAGGCGTTTATGCCAATAATGTGCTGACAAGAACATCTAATACTATTTTGGGTGTTTTAGATAAAGGCGCTTTTTTAGATATTACCAGCGGCACCTTCACGCAAACCTTTGCAGCAGCCGCCACGCTGGGGCAAAACTGGTATGTATATATAAAGAATGCCGGATCGGGTACGATCACGCTAAATCCCAATGGCTCTGAAACTATAGATGGTATTGGCTCAATTGACATGGCTCCGGGGGAAATGCGCTTGATTGTGTGCACCGGAGCGACTTTTTTTACAGCCATGTATGGAAATACAACGGCCAATACTAGCCAATATTTGAAGGTGGTTGATTCAAAGACTAATGGCACTGATGGTGGTTCATCTTCATCCGGAAATAATACTAGGACTCTAAATACTACTATAACCAACACGATCGGCGGAGCCAGTTTAAGCGCAAATAATATTACGTTGCCTGCCGGGACATATGATATTAGGGCATCGGCACATGCGGTAGGCGGCGGAAAGGCGCTGTTATCTATTTATGATACGGCAAACTTAGCGTACTTATGTATAGGTATTGGTTTATTTGCCACAACAACTGGCGTTATATTGACTGCATCAGGAAGATTTACTTTGGGTGGTTCGTCTCAAATTGAATTGAGACATTACTCCCAATCTGGATATGCAACTTATGGATTTGGTCAGGCTATTTCTGCCGGGTTATCTGAAATATATGCTCAGGTTGAGATATGGAAAGTTTCATAATTAATCGTCTAAAAGTGCCACGTTGGCACTTTTAAAAAAGGGTAATATTTTAGCTAAAAAACATGATCAAATTTATCTTGAAATGGGCTAAAAAACTTGGTTAAAAACAGCCTAAAATTTGTCCATAATTATGGACAAAACCCACTAAAAATTTAGCTAAAATTCTAGGCTATTTTTTATAGAAAATAGACTAAAACCCATGGCTAAATTTACATTTGGCATAATCCTTTATGGCTAAGGTTTCATCATGTGCAATTAATTTGCACAATACAAAACAAAAAAAACGGCCAATTATCTCACTGATTCTGTTTTATTTATCTCACGCCGCTTCACCTT